GGGTGTCCACAGAGACGTTCACCCGAGCAGAGATCTTCAGCATTGATACTTCGAGAGTGTCCACAGAGGCGTTCTCCAGCCCCGAGCTGTTTAGTGTGTCCCTCGGTCAGGTGACCAATAATGCCTTCAGCAGAGCCGAGGTTATCAGCATCTCGGCCAGTACGGCCTATAGTGACATAGCGCACCCCACAGAGGTGATGTCCTTTGACACCAGCGCCGCAAAGTCGGACGTGGCTTCGCCTATTGAGACTGTCAGCATCGACGTGTCCAGGCCCGCCACTCCAGACGCCTTCTCCAGCACTGACACAACTAGCCTAGAGCCTAACAAGGGCGTGGAAGACCTCATGACGGGGTCCTTCGATGATGCCCCGAGATTCGACATATATCCCTCCCTGGTGGATGTGGCGGCTTTCACTGACGACATGGATGGTTCAGCCTCTATTGAGGACGACATCTTTGCAACGGTCACAAAGGTGACCATTGACTACGCGAACATGTCCGAGACCACTGCTGTGGACCTCTCGACGTCCTTCGGCTTGGCGGTCACCCGCACCGAGTATGCTATCAATGGTGGCTTCGACACGGATGTCTCCAGTTGGACTACTCTTAACTGCACGGCCACATGGGTCAGTGGAGGATGGTGTAAGCTGACTAAGACCTCGGCTAGTAGCAGTCAGCTGGCGAATCCCATACCTGTGAACTCTGTGAAGAACAAAAATCTTGCTGTGTCGGTGGACTTTAGAAACGCCACTCCTGGTAAGACGACTGGTATTCGCATCTTGAATGCCTCTCAGGGCTTCTCGACGGTCGTATCCGTCACGTCCACAGCGACGTCCGGACGACTGGAATTCAGTGTACACACTCCTGTCTCTGATAACATGCAGTTCGTCATGTTCATGGATGGGGCATCGGGAGACAGCGTGGAGTTCGATAACTACTCTGTCAGGGAGATCATTGAGGCCTTTCAGAGCGTTGATGCAATCAGTATATCCCTATCCAGGCCTGCCACCGACACCTTCACCTACTCGGAGGACGTGACTTTGGCTCCCAACAAGGGTGTTGCTGAGACCGCCACAATGGGTGAGGTGGTGACTACCCTGTGGGACATCGGTCTGACGCCCGCTGACCTTGCCACTGCTGCTGAGAGCTTTAGCGTCAGTCTAAGTGCTGTCCGCTCAGACACGTTCACTCGTGTTGAGGTCATCAGCATTGACACGACTAAGGTTTTCTCAGAGGCAGTTAGTGGCCCTGAGGTGGTGTCTCTGGATAACTCCAAGGTAGCATCAGATACTGTCACAGATGTGGATACAGCTTCTATAAGTACTGGTAAGATAGCGGCGGACACCTTCACCAGAGGTGAGAGCTTCTCGGGTGACATGCAGAGTTACTTCTCCACGGGAGATTATGTTCAGGCTGGTTACACTGGCCTCCTGTTCTAAGGATTAAGGAAATAAAGAGATGCATACTGAAGACTTCACGCCTAAGGGTACACTGCTCATTGAGCTGCGTGGCCCCGACGGCGGACTGAAAGACTCCATTGAGGTTGAGAACCTCGTGGTTAGTGTTGGGTTGGCGTATATTGCCTCCCGCATGAAGGACGCGACCGCCACCGCGATGACCCACATGGCTATCGGCAGTGGTGCTGTTGCGCCAGCTGCTGGTAACACCACCCTGGGCACAGAGCTGGGTCGTGTCGCTCTGGGCTCTACGTCGATCGTCACCACGAACGTCGCCAACGATGCTATCCAGTATCAGGCCACCTTCCCGGCTGGCACGGGCACTGGTGCCGTCACTGAGGCTGGCATCTTCAATGCCGGTGCTGCTGGCACGATGCTCTGCCGTACCACCTTCTCGGTGATCAACAAGGGTGCTCTTGACTCCCTGACGATCACCTGGAAAGTCACCGCTCAGTAATAGAAGGGCTACTCTGTGGCAGACATTACAACGCGTCAAACGACAGCGACGGGTGCTACCAACAAGGGTAGCCCTCTTACTAACTCCGAACTCGACCAGAACTTCGTCAACATCAACGCCGATCTGTGTGCTCTGCCTCAGAACACCAAGAGCGCCAACTATGGTCCTGTACTGACCGACATGGGCAATAGGGAATTCTTCTTTACTGCCACGGCCGCATTTACCATCCCTGCGAACGCGGCGGTGGCCTTTCCCATTGGGACTACCTTCGAGGTCAGTGCCGACGCTGGTGCGGTGGTCACTATCGCGATCACCACGGATACGCTCCGTTGGATTCCTGTGAATAGCACGGGCTCCAGGACCCTCACTGGTCCGGGCTCTGCCGTCATTCAGAAGAAGAAGTCGGGCGAGTGGTGGATCTCTGGTGCTGGGGTGACCTGATGTCAGCTATAGTTCTAGCCCTCATCGCCTCCATGTTCGGTGGTGACACGACACCTGACGCCTTCTCGTTCGGGACCATCACCAAGGCCCTGAACGCTTCGACTGTCAGTAAGCCCATCATAATCACAGGCATCAATGCTCCTGCACCCGTCTCCATCAGCGGTGGCATTGGTGCCAGCTATAGTAAGAACGGTGGCGCGTTCACGACGTCCCCTGGAACGGTCGTCAACGGGGATGTAGTCCAGGTGACTACTAACGCGCCTTCTACGAACAGCAGCTCGACAACAGTTACGCTGACGGTGGGAGGCACTAGTGGTACCTATGTCGTTACAGCGACTTCATCGGCTATCGACCAGACGCCCACGGGCACGCCGTCCTTCGGCTCGGCTGTAACCAGCGCCGCACAGAACACCTACGTTGCTTCGGCAAGTTCATACACTGTTGCAGGCCTTGGCTCCAGTCATGGCGCTGCCTTCGCCTTCGCGGGTGACAGCGGCTTCCAGATTCAGGTCAACAGCGGCGGATGGATCGACGCTTCTAAGGTTCTAACTGGTTACTTTGATGTGAAGAACGGTGATGTCCTGCAGCTGCGGGCCTTCACTGGTGGACCGGGCACCCAGCGCACTGTGAGCGGCACCATTGGTTCGACGCAGTATACCACATGGACCTGTACGACAGCTAATGGCGGCAGTAACGTCGGCACTGGCGTCTCCTGGGCTAACATTACCAAGATCGTCAGTGGGGCCTCGGCTCCTGGCACGACTGCGACAGCGGATAACGGACCTGGCACTGCTCTGGCCGGTATGACGAACCTGGTGAGCATTAACGTCTCCGTACCCTCGGGAAGCTTCTCGAATGGTACGGTTTATGTGTACAGAAACGGCTATCAGGTAGGCTCCTTCAGCTCGGCCGGGACATCGGCGACATTCAACGCCGGTGCTGGCGACGTGCTGTACTTTGTTGCCACCTGTCAGTCCGACAGAGCCGGGACACCGCCAGATGACACCTTCGTCGCTGGTATTGTGAATGGCACGATTACCGTAAAGAACGTCACCAACTCGAATGCTGTACTTGGCACGTGCTCTGTTGATGTTGAAGTAAACGGATTCTAATTTATTTAAGAGGATAAACATGATTACTCCTGGCACTAAGGCTCCTGAAGTGAGCCAAGAAAAAGTTCCCGAGAAGTCAGCTCTGTCGTTCAGGGATCGCACTCCCTGTAACTGGCACATTGTCGAGATCGAGAATGGTATCGTCGAGGCTGTAAACACGAACAGTCACGAGAAGTTCGAAGGTAACCTGTCGGACTTCAACAAAGCCCTGCGAGGCTAATCAATGGCCGTAGCGAACGCTGCTCAAGCGCCAGTAAAATCGGCTGGCGACCCTAACACCGTTTATGAGACGCTTAAGCCTCTGTGGGAGAAGAGCCGTGCTGCTTGCAGTGGGGAGCGTTTCGTAAAGGACTTTGATGAGAACATCGACAACATTGGCTTCACAAACCTCCTGATCCCCTTCTCCCCATCCATGACTCAGGAGCAGTACAACTTCTACAAGGCTGAGGCTGAGTGGCCTGGCATCACTGCGCAGTTCTCTAAGATGCTGGTTGGAGGCCTTCTCCGAAAGCCTCCTCGACTGACATTCAAGAAAGATGTCCCTGAAGAAGCCAAGAACTGGATCCTCAACGAGTTCGGTAAGGACGGCTGCTCGCTGGTGGCCTTCCTTGACGAAGGTCTCAGTGAAGAGATTAAGACTAGCAGGCCGTGGGTCTTCGTGGACTACCCGAAGATCGACAATCCTGATGATCTTGATGAAGAAGAGCTCAAGAAGTACACGCCTTATCCGGTACTCCAGCCTGGGGAATCTGTCGTTAACTGGCGGGTGACCACTGATGAGTATGGAAAGTGCCGTCTCGACCGTGTCATCGTTCGAGGACTGAAAGAGTCCTACGTTGAGAACGAATTCCACCCCACGTTCATTGACGTCGCGTATGTCCATGAACTGGTCAATGGTAAGTACCAGGTAAGAGTCTTTGAGAAGACTACTCCTGAGAGCAATGTGCCGGTCAATACTGGCCAGGTACAGCAGGACGTTAAGAGCACCACGGACACGATCTTCGTCCTTAAGCAGACGAATAGCGTGCTAGTGAATGGTGACTCTCTTGACTTCATTCCCGCCTGGCCTCTGAATGGCTGCATCAGCCCTAGAGAGCCTATCCTACTGCCGATCATCGACAAAGAGGTGGCTCTCTACAATAAGGTGAGTCGTCGCAATCACCTTCTGTATGGTGCCTCCACATATACGCCCGTCATCTTCTCTGACATGACTGACGAGGAGTTCGACGAGGTCGTTGGCGGAGGCCTCGGCACTTGGCTGCATCTCAACAAGGACGATGCTGCCGAGGTCCTGGAGACTCCTACTGCTGCTCTGCAGGACATGGAGAAAGCTATTGCTGCAGCCATTGAGGAGATGGCTAAGCTAGGCATCAGGATGCTCACCCCAGAGGTCGAGCAGTCTGGTGTGGCTCTGGAGATCCGCAATGCCGCCCAGACGGCACAGCTCAGTACACTTAACACGAAGGTTAGCGAGACCATGCGGCAGGTGATCGTCTTCATGATCAACTGGCGTTACGAGCTCAAGCTGACTATCGATGATGTGGAGTTCTCCCTGTCTGATGACTTCAATCCTGCGCCTCTCGGTGCTGATTGGCTTCGTCTGGCGACTGAGTGGTACCAAGCAGGGCTTGTCCCGAGGGCTGTGTGGATCACACTTCTCAAGCTGAATGATCTTCTGCCGCCTGATTATGACGACGATGAGGGTAAGAAGGAGATCAGTGCTGACGAAATCATCCAGAATGCCCTCAGGGGCTCTGATGACTATGCTACGCAGATAGCGAACGGAAGGACTAAGAAAAAGGAGTAGTGACCTGTGTCCACCAACGCGAATACTAAGATTTATGACAGTGTAGTTAACCGAGCGGCCATGATCCGCTTGTACGAAAGACGTGTCAACGGTAAAGTAGAGTTGGTGCTGAATGATCACAAAGTCCGTCTGGATGAACTGATCAAGGGAGCTAACCTTTCTCAGAGTGGTGTCAGCAAGCTTAGAAAAGACATCGAGGACGAGCTTCTCGGGACGTACTCAGAGGCCTTCAGGGTCACTAAGACGTCTCTAACGGATCTCGCCCTCGATCAGCTTTCTTATACTTATCAGACCATCGAAGCCTCTATGGGGCGAATCTGGGACGTCCAACGCCCTACTAGAAGAGTCGCTGAGGAGATCGTCCTTGAACGCCCTCTGTACAATGATCGCACCTTGGCCGCAGGCTGGGCCGGTGTCAGTCGTTATGAGAGAGTGCGCCTGGAGAGTGTGATACGTAAAGGTATCGCAGCGGGCAGAACTGCCGATGAGATTGCTCTGGATGTTCGTAAGGGTAACGTCCACAACATCTCGTATAACCAGTCTAAGTCATTGGTGGTTACGGCGATCACCAGTGTTCATGCTCAGTCAGACCATGCCGTCTATAAGGCCAACGAGAAGGCCCTCCGGGGCTGGCAGTACGTGGCGGTCCTGGACTCCCGGACCACGCCCCTCTGTGCCCACAGGGATGGCCAGATCTACCCCGTCGGCGACGTCGAGCACCTACCCCCAGCGCACTTCAACTGCCGGTCCACGACTATCCCTGTGTTCAGGTCGTGGGCGGACCTGGCGAAGCTGGAGGGCGTGGCTGAGGTTCGTAGGCAGAACATTTCCAAGCTCACGGACAAGCAGAAGGCCTTCTATGATGGCCAGACGCCTCTTCGTGAGAGCTATAACGACTGGCTGATGCGTCAGTCCAAGGAAGTACAGCTACAGCACCTTGGTGACTACCAGAAGGTGGACCTCTTCAGGTCTGGACAGTTGACTGTCGACAAGTTCACGAACCCTGAGGGGAATTCCATCGGCATTCGTGAACTCAGGGCCATGACGGACTCTGGATACACCATTCCTGGAGACACCGTCAAGTTTGCCAACGCGAAGGCGAGGCTGGATGCCATGCAGCTGGGTGCCTCTTCGCCTGAGAGCTTCTATAACAATCCTACCTTGAAGAAGACACTTGTTGACTACTACCTGCTACAGGCGGGTGACCTGGATGGTACGTTGTCACTGACAAATTACCGCGGTCTAGTGTTGCCTTCTAAAGCTGCGGTCAAGAAGCGTGTGCTGACGTCACCTCCGAGGGACGACCAGCTGATCTTCAACCCGCACACTGGGCGGTACGAGGACGTACGTCTCTACCAGCCTAATCCTGGCGTACTCAACAATAACTTGAGGCTGGTCGATGCTAGCGAGAAACTTAAGCCTTCTGATAAGGAATTCATCAAAGCTATTGATGATGCCCTTAATGGTCGTATGGGTGTCAACCAGCGTGCTGCTGTTGTCGATAACCTACGTATCGTCTTCTCTCGATTCCGCGATTCAGGCGAGGCTTGGACAAACTTTAAGGCCGTAGTCCAGAGCCAGATGAAGTTTGACGTGATGAACGTCTCCGACTTCATCGAGACCCAACTACGGAGAGACACTGATGTTCTGAAGAAGCTCCTCCAGGACAACTACGTGGACCCCGTCCTTGGGCCTGTACAGCTGGACGAGCTCAGCAGGGATTTCCTGAAGAACATTCAAGCCAAGAATAGGTGGGAGGATACTGTTGCTCCGAAGATTGCTAGAGAGCTTAAGCCGCTTCTTAATAGCGAGCTCCCGATTGTTATTCGAGATCGCCTTTCTGATCGGGATTTGCATCAGTTTTATCTCAGATTTGCTCATCGTCTCGCTCTTAATGATGGCCCTGATAGAGATTCTGTCGCAGTTGCGCTCGGTCGAGACCTTTATAACCTCGCTAATCTGAACGGTAAACGTGCCGCCTGGTACGAGCTTGGTATGAAGCTATTGAGCAGCAAGCGGGTGAGCAAGCTCTTTGAGATCGAGACCTTCGGTGTTCAGAAGAAGCGAATGAAGAGTCGCCTGAGCAACAATTACTTTGGCCCTTACTATGATACCCTTTCCTATAACATTCGTGTTGTTGACCCACGTATACAGCTGTATTCTAAGCTCACTCGTAAGGTCGATCTGGGACTCCGAGTTGCCGTCACACGTCCTGAAAACCGACTAGTGTTCAGGAAGGGCTTCAAAACCTACTTCATCGATCGCGGTGGTCTGGGACTTGAGGACACCAGAATTCCGATCACATCCACGAGCTCCTTCTCAGACTTCCCGGAAGAGTTTGTGGACGATGACCTGGTAAATGCCCTCACTTGGGCATCCCGATCCGAGTACCGCATCGACGAGGACTACTACGACTTCGTAAAGAAACTCCTATACTTCCAGGACGACAAGGGTGGTGCAAAGAAGTACAACGACCTGAATGAGTATCGTAAGTACATCGCTGCTCGCGGTGACGCCTACGAGAGGTTCAAGGCAATGGAGTGGCTGAGGGAGTCTGGCGATTCCTTCTCGAACCACCCTTTCATCGACCACCGTGCACGCGTGTACGAGCGTGGTCTCATTGGGCCTCAGGCCGGTGAGACGTTCCGACCCTTCTTGAACACCAAGGAGGTTAAGAAGTTCAGTCCTGAGGAGTTCAAGGATCTTCAGGATCAGATCGGCTCCTTCCTGGGCGGTCTCAACGACTACTTTGAGGGGCGCTTCAACTCGCTGACTGTCACTGGTCGCCAGAAGATCGCAGAACGCTGGCGCTCCGAGTTGGTGCAGCTTGGCAACCACATGCTTCGTGGCAAGCCTGCCAACCTGAGGGCCATCCTTGACTCTGACTTCGCCCAACGTGTCGATGGTGAGGAGCTGGGTAAATTCTACAGACTTGCCATTGAGATGGCTAAGATCGATAGGTACCTGAAGGGCGACTACTCCAGGAAGGCCCTAGAGGCCCTCAGGGATTATGACATCGCTCTAGCTCTTGAGCAAGACGCATCGTCGTCTGGTGCCCAGATCATTGCGCTGACCACCAAGAATAAGCAGCTTGCTGAGCTCAGTAACGTGATCCCAACCACCCAGAAGAAGCGTCTGTACGATGAGATCGCTGGAGCGACCTATAACGATCCTCGCTTCAGGGCTCTGAATGAGAAGCTAGGTCTGACTGAAAAGGATCTGCGTAAGGCTGCCAAGGCCCAGAACATGGTAACCTTCTATGGTGCAGGTGAGCGTACCGGCATTATGAATGTGGAGGGAAAGCTCTCAAAGATTCTTGGTAGGGACTCTGCCACCTTGGTGGTGAAGGCCTCAGACAGAGATGTAGTGCTTAACGAGATTGATGCAAGGATCGCCCGTGTCGAGAGATACGACGCAGATACTGGCATGCAGCTTCGTGAACTTCGTCAGAATGTCCGTGATGTGTTCAACAAGGGTATGGACCCCGGCGACGACATTATGGAGCAGCTGTACTTCCTTGACACCAAGACCAAGGATCTCGTCGAGAAGATGACCAGGAGCTACGATCGTGTGGTGACTCCTGATGACTTCAAGACGATAGCTAGCATCATGAGCGAGCATCTGGCCGACCAGGTGCCCATCCTTAAGGACTTTACCAAGTTCTTCGGTAGGCTTGCCGAGGCTTACCTAGCTAATGCGAAGCCCTCTCAGGCCGACTTCGACTGGAAGACGATTGCTAAGATCAAGCTTCTGGGTAGCCGCAAGAAGGGCTACGTGCTTCCAGACTCCGTCAGTGAGTTTCTCGGACTCAAGGCAGGAGAGCCCGTCTCTGAACAGGTACTTAAACGATTCAGCTTCTGGGACCCGAAAGGGACACTTAGGGACATCATCTATGGTGTGGACTCTCCGAACAGCAGACGGACAGGCGGCAAGTACTTTAAGATCGAGTTCTTTGACCTCCTGAAGCTCAATGAGATGGAGCTGTTCTACGCCAACAAGCTACCTAAGTCTTGGACTAACGTCCCTTGGGTAAACTTCGACGGCAAGACTATCGAGCAGAACTTTACTCAGAGCTTTGAAGAGCGCCTCAGCTATCGTGACAAAGACGGTAATTGGGTGAACAATATCCTACAGGTGCCTCAGAAGACCGAGGCCTCGTGGTGGGAGCAGGTGATCAATAAGTCTGGCAAGATCAATGACATCGCTGATGCCACCAAAGCCCGGACAGCCTTTGCTGTTAACGGTAACCACTCCAATGATGCCACACTCGTGAAACAGTTTCACCTGTGGGGACAGCGGAATGGCATTGCCACCTCGACTATCCATGATGCGTTCTTCACGAATGCAGCTGACATGTTGAAGGCTAGACAGGCTCTGAAGGAGATCTATGCCAGAGCCCTAAAGAGTGAGGGTGTCAAGCGTACCCTAGACGAGATGCGTGCCAGAGGTCTGCCTAAAGAAGTCTACGATGCCTTCCTCCAAGAGGCTATCGACAAGGGACTTATACCTGTAGTGGGCAAGTCACGCATCGGTGGTAAGCTCTTGACTGAAGAGGACATCCTTACAACCGATGATATTCTTGAAGAAGTTCCTGACAACTTCGAGGATGATAAGAGTTGGTACGGTATCGGTTAACACGAACCCGTTAAATTAACCCAGGCGCGCGTTCTGGTGATTGTATTGCGAGAGCGCCGCCTAACCTTATTTCAGAGATTGTATCTCTAACCTCATTTTGAGTTGTACTCAAAGGATCTATCATGGCTACTGATAATGGTAAGAACGACGGGGAAGAGGGCAAGACTCCCGACCCCAAGGACAAGACGCAGAACACCGACGATGACAACGGAAAACAAGAGCCCACGCTTGAAGAGCGGCTTGAGGCTCTGGTGGAAGCTCGGCTGAAGCCTATTAAGGATAAGCTGGACGGTGCCTACTCACAACGTGACTCCGAGAAAGCCAGAGCTGACGCTCTTGAGAAGGAGAAGCGTGAGGCAGAACTCAAGCGTCTTGAGGACGAGGGTAAACACAAGGAAGCTGCTGAACTCAAGGTTGCTGAAGCACAGCGCCAAGCCGACGAAGAGCGGAGGCGACGCGAAGCTGCCGAAGAAGAGAACACCAAGCTGACACGTGACCTCGACGTCAAGAACGCCCTGAGTGGCCACAACTTCCGTAATGATAAGGCAGCTGGAACCGCCCATCGGGAAATTGTGGACGAACTGGTTAAGAATAGCCAGGGCGTCTGGGTGCATAAGTCTGGTGCGAGCATTAAAGACTGTGTGGAGGCATTCGTCAAGGATGATGCCAACAGCTATCTCTTTAAAGCTAGAGCGTCCTCTGGTTCCGGTTCTGACACTGCAGTGCCTAGCAAAGACACCTCCAAGGGTGGCTCGCTCTTTGCGATGTCCCAAGCGGAAGTACTAGAAATGGCCGCGAAGGGGAAACTCCCCAAGCGCAAGTAAACTTTAAGGAATTGAGATGACTGCCAGAACTAACGTTCCGGGCGCTACTAACGAAGTGCTCCAGTCTGCGCTCTCCGCCTACTCGGATGAAGCGTATACTAACGCAAAGAAGCTGTCGGGCACGGGCATTGTTGGCTCGAACCCCGACATCGACCCTTCCACTGAAACCTTTATCGGTCAGGTCCGTTGGCACAAGCCGATGAACCCGGTGATCAACGTCGCGTCTCTGACTGACTCGACTGCCGGTGCCAAGACCAACTACTCGTCCGACTACCTGCGTTACGTCAAATCGGTCCGTACCCACGGCGCTGAGAAGGTGAACATGCAGAAAGTCGTCACTCAGGTCGACGGTCTGGCTAAGCTGGGTCGTGACTTCGGCGAGACTCGTGCTCAGGACGAGCACAACGCCCTCCTGGCCATCCTGAAGGGCGTCGCGATCGCGGAAGCTCTGAACGGCGCTGCTACTGGTTCTGGCTCGACCGGTCTCGGTGGCCAGACCTTTGCCAACGACCCGAGCGACAAGAAGTACGGCTTCTATGTCGATCTGGGTGCCGCCAAGAACGTCGTCGATGCGACCGCCACTGTCCAAGGTGCGGCCCGTGCCGAAGGCTTCCTGCGCGCCTTCGGTATGGCTTACAAGGACTACGAGCCCGAATATGCCTACCTCGTCACCTCGCCGGAGACGATGGCTTCGCTGCGTTCGGCCAACCTCGTTGACCAGACCAAAGTCACTGACGGTGCGATCGAATTCTCGACCATCTTCGAAGGTAAGTTCCGCCTGATCTCGTCGCGTGCTGTGACCTCGCTCACTGGCGCTGAACTGACCATGCTGAACACTGGTGCTGGTGTTGACATCGTCGGCACGAAGACCTCGTTCATCGTTCTGCCGGGCGCTATCGCCTTCCATCCGCTGGATGTGCCGGACGAGACTGAGATCACCCGTGACGGCAACGCCTATAAGGGCGGCGGCCTGACCTCGGTCTGGCACCGTTGGGGTTACGTCATGGCCCCGGCTGGCTACGACTGGATCGGCTCGGAGGACGACTTTGCCTCCGACACGACCTACCAGAGCATTGTCGAAAGCTCGACTGTCAAAGCCCTGACTGCGGTCACGACAATCGCCAATGCCAAGGGTACCTGGAACCGCAAGGCCAGCTCGGCCCTGAGCCTGGGCATCCTGCCGATCTTCCACTCGTAAGCAACGATAGGAAACACTTATGGCTCTCAGTAAAAGCGTCAACTCCAACGCGACTGTCGCTGAAGCTGATGCCTACTTCGATGGACGTCTAGATGTCGCAGCGTGGACGCAAGCGGACACGACAGAGAAAGAGAAGGCGCTTATCACAGCCACTTCCCTTCTAGACGTCCAGGAGTGGGTAGGTTCTGCTGTAAGTGTGGACCAACCTCTCGCTTTTCCGCGTGTGGGTGAGTATCTTGATCCTCGGTTGGGAATGTGTGTGCCACTAAATGGTGCAGGCGTTCCCGACCGGGTGGTCAAGGCAACCTATGAACTAGCATACCATCTTTTGAACAATGATGGTCTTCTGGACGATACAGGCAAGGTCGAGTCCCTGAACATCGCAGGTGTGAGCCTGACGAATATTAGAGCTACTCCTAAGATTCCCGACTTCGTTAAACGTCTGATCAGGCCGCTGTTGCAAAACAAAGGCTCCAGGGCGTGGTGGAGGGCTAACTAGTGAGCTACCGTAACCTCGCTGACCAGCAGGTACGTCAAGCTTTTAATAAGCTGAAGGATCTGGCTGAGGACGCCATTCTTTACAAAAAGAATGCGCTTGGCTTCAACTTCGGCGCAGGGCAGGCTATTGTCGCCGATTCCGGTTCGATAACCACAAAGGTGATTGAACTGAAGAAGGAGCGGGCATCCCAAAAGACCAACGTTACCTCAAAGACAATTATGCTGAAGTCATCTGAAGTCGGCAGTCTGACTGATTACGCTGAGATCGAACTTGATGGTCTCAGGTGGAAGTTTGGCGACCCGATCAGAGACAGTGGTTATGTTCTCATCACTACTGTGTTCAGGGAGGCTTCAAATGGTGGGTAAGTATTCAGCACTCACTGCTGACATCTTCTCGGTGTTTGACACTTCCGCATGGAAAAACGAGGGAATTAATACGTGGCCTAGTGACTTCAAACCAGATGATGCTGGTGACAAGTACGTGCGTGTTAGCATCGTTCCTAGTGGGAGAGGTCTCAACAGGACCTCAGCATCAGGTATTCTAATTATAGACATCTTCACCCCTGCAGGTTTTGGCCCACAAGCGCAGAACCAGATTGCAGATAAGCTAGATGCATATTTGACGGGTAAGTCACTGTCGACTCAGACAGGAGGCTCTACTCAGTTTCCCAAAGAGAGTGCCTTGCGCTACTTAGGGACTGACAAGGACAACCCCTCACTCAGCAGGGCTAGCTACGAGATACCTTTTAACTTTTTCGGGATGATTAACTAATGGCTCACATTTCCTCCATTGGCGCGGGTATGTTCTCCGACCTCGCCGTCGCTTGCCCGACTGCGGACCTGTCCGCTTCGGCGCTGGCTGCTCTCGACACAGCTGCTGAATTCCAGGCCCTGTTTGCCTCGGAAATTCCGACTGTTGGTGGTACGAAAGCCGCCAATACCTTCTGCCGTATCACGAACATTCGTGAATTCCCGGCGATGGGTACTCCTCCGAACGTCGTCAACGTTCCGACCTATGGCTCGAAGACCTCGCGCCAGATTCAGGGTCAGTCCGACGCGCCGTCGATGGAGCTCACGCTGAACTACGTTCCGGCTGACTGGGCCAAGGATGTCACGAACATCCTCGGTTCGATGGTCGGTGACGGCATTCAGCGCGTCTTCCGCTTCTGCCTCATGAACTCGCAGCCGACTGGCTCGGGTGCTACTCAGTACGCCTCGACCACGGGCGGTATCGGTACCGTTCAGAACAGCCAGTACTACTGGGTTGGCAAGCTGGAAGCCCTCCAGGTGAACCCGCAGCTGACCGACGCCAACACGGCGACGATCACTATCACCATCCAGTCGGACTTCTATGGTGCTTACACCATCTAAGTGCTGATTACCTAGGGAGGGTCGGCTCAATGCTGATCCTCCCATCTTTTCATCATATTATTAAGTCAGGTATTGACAATGGACCAACAAGGTCAGAGGCCGTTTGATCTCGGCTATGTCGTTCGCGCTACTGTGAAGCACATGCGTAAAAGCGTGCGTATCAGTATCGATAAGACATTCGCTCGTATTTCTGAATTCGAAGGTGACGGCGTAAAGTCCGCTGAAGTTTTGCGCACGCTGTCTGTACTGCATGAAATCGATAAGCAGCTGGAAAGCATCCAGACTGCTCATCCTGAAAATCCCCAAGGAGAATGATCATGGCTGATGTTGCCAGCAAGTCGATTAAGGCCCTCGTCGGTCGTAAGGTGACCAAGACTGTCGCATTCTGCGGTGGCGAGGTGGAAATCCAGAAGCTGAGTGTTGCTCAGGTTCAAGAGATTCAGGCGAAAGCCAAGGAAAACGAGAACAACGATGAAGGCGGCCTGGAGATGCTGCGTGCCATCGTCTCTCTGGCCGTCGAGGGCGGCTCTGAGCTGTCTGCCGACGACTTCTCCTCGTTCCCGATCGATGAGCTCAAGAATCTGTCGGACACCATTATGGAGCACTCCGGCCTCAGCCAAGGCAACGATGAAGCGGGAAAGTCTGCCTAACCGACGAAGAGCTTAGCATCTACGAAGTAGCATACCATCTGAAAATGACCGTAGGTAATCTCATTGAAACGATGACCTACGAGGAGCTATTAGGCTGGTATGACTACTTCGAGCGCAGGCCCGTCGGTTGGCGTGAAGACGATCGCTCAGCCAAGATCATACAGGCTCAGGGCGTAAAGTCCAAGGCCTGGGAGCTGTTCCCAACACTCAAGGCAATCTATTATCCTAGCGATCATGGAAAACCTGAGGGTGTGAGGGGCCTGCAAGGGTCCTTCCTGTTCCATAACATGCTAAACGCCAAGGGAGGGGACAAGCTCGAACTATGATAAAGATTAGGATGAAGGGCAACCTTCTCAAAGATTTCAATACAGCCGTGGAAGCTGCTAAAGCCCGAGAGATTGGCAAGATGGTGGAAGCTCTTAAAGAGAATACACCTGTCGACACCGGGAATGCTCGTGACCACTGGCGTGCTGAAAAAGATGCTATTGTTAACGAGGTTGAATACATCGATGATCTAAACAGAGGGACTTCTGAACAAGCTCCTTCGTACTTCATCGAGACAACACTGTTGACACAGGAGGGTGTACACCCTAGTGGTACAATAGTAAGGCCGAAATGACCTGCCCCGCTAGACTCACCTCTAGCGGGGTTTTAAATTGCGAAAGGATATGTCATGTCAGGCGTTATTATTGACGTTGAAACTAACTCGGAAGCTGCCAAACGTGACCTTCAGAGTCTCAACCAGAGACTGAAGGATATGTTCCTGGGTGCGAATCGCACTAAGGGCGCGCTGGGCTCTATCGATGGTAGCAACTTCAAGTCTATCAATAAGAATATCAAGGACACCACGGACTCCTTCAGGAACTTCCAGGTGTCTGGTGGATCGGCCATGTCGTCGATCTCTAAGAACACTCATAGCGTTGTCAAGGACATCGGACTTCTGAAGTCGGCCGTAGGAGCCACCGGCGTGGCCCTTGCTGCGTTCGGGTCGATCAAGACCTTCAACAGGATGGCTGATGATCTGACCAACGTTCAGAACCGTCTGCGTCTCGTGACCAACGATACGGACGCTCTGCTCCGCAAGCAGCGCCAGCTGTTCCTGATGTCACAGCAGACCAGGACCTCCTTCGGAGCTACTGCCAATATCTTTGTGGACTTCGTCAAGGGCCTCAAGCAATCGGGCATCGAGGAAGAGCGCGTCGTCAAGGTCGTGAAGACCATCCAGCAAGCTGGCGCACTGTCGGGCAGCTCAATGGAGACCCTGAATGCCTCTCTGGTGCAGCTGTCTCAGGGCATCGGTGCTGGGGTGCTTCGTGGTGAAGAGCTCAACTCCGTCCTGGAGGGTATGAAGTACTACGGCCAAGGACTGGCCGAGGCGCTAGGTATGACCACTGGTCAGCTGCGCCAATTCGCGATGGACGGTGGTCTGACTACGAAGACGCTCATCCAAGCCACCGAGAAGATGGCTAAGAAGACCGCCACTGACTTCCAGAAGACCACTGTCACAATGGGAGCCGCTACTGCAAACTTCCACGCGTCCGTCTCCTACTTCGTAGCTGATATCAACCAGTTCCTTGGTGTGTCCGACTTCTTCGCGAAGGGACTTAACAAGCGCGCTAATTTGCTGGCTGGAGCGAGTGACAACATCATCACGCAGCTTACTCTCATTCGACGGGCTGCAAAGAACTACATCGATGAGATCGTTAGAGGCAACACCTTCGTAGCCACTCTGAAGGGCGTCATCAAGCTCAACATCAATCCTCTGGATGCGGTGTCGAAGTACCAGCAGCAAAAGAAAGTTAAGGAATACCTCAGAAAGGTCCATGACTTCTTCGCTAAGGAGACTGATGTTGATGTAAACGTAAAGCCCACGGGCCTGGAGAAATTGTTCAGTCGGTTCAAGATTCCCAAGGCTGACAACGAAGATGCGTCCCGCCGACTGACTGATGTGAAGACCATGCGCCAGCGTGTGGAAGAGGTGATCAATCTCTCTACTGCGATGTATGACACACTGTCGGTCACCGCTCGTAACACCCTGCACCTGTTCCCGCAGATCCAGCTTCCGATGACCCGTTATGCGGATTCCCTGAAGCGTTTTGTGTCATTTGCAGGTGTCAATATCGACTCTTGGGTGGCTAACACCATCCGACCTGCCTCTCGTGCTGTGGAGGGGCTTCAGGAGACCCTGTCAATCTTCTCATCGGGCGATAAGCGCCTTGAGAGGGCATGGGTGTCTCTGTTCAAGTCGTCTAACATTGTCGAGTTCACCGAGAACCTCTTCAAGCTCAATAGAGCTAGAGAGTCACTCAAGCTCGATGACAAGGCCTTCTTGGGCCATGCATTTCTTGAGCGACTGGGACAAGCCTCTAAGGGTATCGACAACGTCCTGATCAAGCTTGGTTTCATGAAGAATCGCTTCAGGATCAAGGTGCCTGTGGAGGACATCAAGAAGCAGGTTGAGGCGACCGGCTCTGTGATCCAGAGAGTCTGGGAGGATGTGTTCGCGCCTAAACTCGACCCGATTCTCCGTAAGACCGCCATTCAGATCAAGACCTTTGGTGCCACTCTTAGCAACACACTTGCAGCATCTTTCACCCTGTCGAATGGCAGAGACCTCGGAGAGTCTTTCGGTAGGCTCATCGGTCTTGGTGTTCGGAAGGTCGTCAGTGGGTTTAAGTTCCTTGAGGGTGCTTCGTTCGGTGATCTACTGAACACGAGTGCGATCAAGAAGTTCGTGTCCGCTGTTGAAGGACCTCTGGAGCACCTCAAGAACTTCTTCAAAGGCTTCTTCAAGGGCATCCTGGGTGGCTTCGGTGCAGAGGCTAATAAAGGGAACTTTCTAACCAAGACGTTCGATCAGATCAGTGAAGAGGCCGACTCTAAGCTGAAGCACGTTGAGCGTCGTATTCGTGACTTCGGAAAGTCTGTCAAGGGTGTCTTCTATGACATCTGGGACGCAGTGGTGGGTCACTCTTTCTGGCCTGACACCATCGACGGCGTGGTCAGCTACACCCACAGAATCTTTGAATCGAATAAGACTCTAAAGAAGTTCAAGGATAATGTCCTTGACATGTTCAAGAGCGTCTATGAGAGGATGAAGTCCAGCGAGTTCTTCGGCGACTTCGCCCGAAAGCTCGGCAAGATCGACTGGTCTGCTGCTCTGAAGACACTCACGGGCTCCGTCGGTAGTGCGTTAGTCGCTGGCATGTTGCTGTTCTTCGGCAACCTTCAGATGAAGCTCACGGCGCTCAGCTACTTCATCTCTCTGTTCAACGTGGCGATCGGCGGTGCCGTCAGCACCATCACCCCACACATCGCGACCCTCATGGGCACTGTGGGCGGACAGTTTGCCGAGCGTCTGCTTGAGGGTGCGGTAAGAAGCCTTGACGCACTGATTGGCGCTATACCCTCCTTTGTCCACTCGTTCCTGAATGCATTACTGCCCGCGCAGGGCATTGTGGATGCCATCTTTGCTCTATCACCTGTCGCCAGCAACCATCTACTGTGGGCCATCGGTGCCATCGCTCTTCTCTCCACCAAGGTCAAGGCCCTGAAGCCTATCAATGAGATGATCTTTGGTAAGAAGAAACTGGGTAAGGACGGCATCAAGGTTATCTCTGAAGGCATACTTCCAGTATTCCAGCAGATGACCTTTGGCTGGATCGGTGAACTTCTGGGTAAGGGCGCTGTCGATGGGCTGGAGAAAGCCAGTAAGGACCTCCCCAAGGTGCTCTTCAAGGATAGCAAGCTCGCTCTGGCGGGTGCTGCGGCTCTTAGTGCTGCGATGTTGGACAGCGTCTCGATCTTCGAGGCCTCCTTCGTTGGTGTCCCTCTTCTGGCCACGGCTATCCTAGGCCCCAAGGGCGGTGTCAGATTTGTGAAGGATGTCCAGTCCACACTGATCTCGACCGTGAAGGGTGTCTTTAGCATCATCAGCACGATTGTTGCCAAGGAAGCATCCAAGAACAACCTGCTTGCTGGTACATTTCTGGATATCTCTGTCATCGTCGCCAGTCTCACTGGTAAGATGACTAAAGGTGCCAGCCCGATCAAGAAAGCCTTCGGTGCACTCTTTAGGGACTTGTTCTCGATCCCTAGAAATCTGTCCAGGAATTCAGACGCCTACGCTGAAGGTAGCATGTCGCTGCTTGATGCGATGTTCACTCTGGACGATGGTAAGAAGGTTGCCCTCCGTAAGAGCTTTAAGGGTGCAGTCAACAGCGTCCTGACTGGTGATCTAGGTCGTGGAAACTCGTTTAAGGATTACTTTAAGACTATCTCGACCAACTTCGCCGTTGGTGTGGCTGGCCTCAGGGCGCACTTCTCCTCTTTGAAGGGTGTCGGCACCAAACTGACCCAGGGTCTGTCCGTAGCTTTTGAGGTGATGTCAAACAGGATCGGACGTGCCCTTCGGTTGCTTGGTGATGGCCTCAGTGTCTTTGCCGGTATCTTGAAGAACAAGTTTGCTCTTGTCAGTCTCTTCTTCCTTCTTATGGCTACGGTGGCCCATGCTGCCACATCGACCAGCGGTGCTATCGGGGACATGTCTCATAGCCTCCTCGGGTTGGCTGGTGCTGTTGGCACTGTGGTCGCAGCCCTCGGAACTCTCGGGGTATCTGTGCGTACACTGAGGGCTTTCCAGTCTGGTAAGGATTCCTTCAAGGCTGATGCTATCCGAAAGAGCATGGATGCTTTTGAGTCTGATCGCCGTGCTCGGAAAGCGAGGGAGCTCGCTGAGTTCGCTGCCGCCATTCCCAGAGGCTCTGTGCACCGGCAACGTGACATTAATCGTCATGACAAGCGTCTAGAAGGTGGTGTCCAACGCGATCTCGATATCAAGCTTGCCACACTCAATAAGACTGGTGCAGCAGGGTCCACTCTGGCAGGTATCCAATCTGCTAGTGCGTATCTTGGGACGTTCTACAAGGGTGTCAGTGACCTTACGTCACAGTCTGCTCTAAACCCTGCTTGGTGGACCAGGCTCGTCAGCCCCATCAAAAATGTGGGTGGTGCTTTCAGAGGTGTCTCTGCTGCTGCGAAGGTGAACTCATTCGCCAGCACAGTAGCAAGCGCGTCTGAGCTCGGAAAAGTTCTGGGCGGTCTGGCTGATGGTAAGGGTTTCAGGCTCGGAAAGCTTACCGATGTCTTCAAGGGTATTGGTAGCGTCGGGGGAGCAGCGTTCAAGGATGTCGGTAAAGCCATCAGTACTATGACTGTTGGTCTGGCCTCCTCTGGCGGCGTCATCAGGGCATTCGGCGCGGTGATTACTGCCGTAATGACTGCCATTACTGACGGCATCTGGGCGGCGGTCACAGCCCTCACCACATTGATCGCTGAGGCTCTTGCACCCTTCCTGCCCATCATCGCCACCATTGGTGCGATTGTTGGCGTGGTCGGTGTGTTGGGTCTCTGGCTGTTCGGACCTGGTAACTCGTTCCTGGACAATCTGGAATGGGCCTGGGATAAGATCCGCTCGATCTTCGGGATGGAGGCTAAGTCTGATACAGGCCGCCGCTCCGCCATCGAAAAGATGTTGGGTGATCAGCAGATTGGCAACACCAAAATCAGCTTCAAGGATGCCATCGCGTCCACAGACTTCGAGGGCATGAGTGAAGAGACCTTTGGTGTCGTCACTGAGCAAGCCAAGGAGACTGCAGAGGCCTTTGCCAATCTTCGTAAGGAGATCATCAAGCAGGGCTACGGTCCCACAGACAGCCAGCGTAACGAGGCCAAGCGACTTGAGGAGGAGCAGAAGCGTCTTCTGGCACGACAAGCGCCGAAGAAGCCGGAGGACTTCAACAAGCAAACCGAAGAGATGCTGAAAAGCTTCTCCAAGGTGGACAACAGTCACTGGGCCGTCCTGAAGAGGTTCAGTGGTTGGCATCCGTCCATGACTCGTCAGGACATTGAGAGCGACCCATTCTTTGCTATCAATACGACCGCCAAGAGAGCGGGCCAGGGTATCGAGCTGTTCGTAAAGACCCTAGCTAGCTCTCCTCGTATTCTGTTTAATGCTGTGGTCGGTAGCATCCCTATCCTTGTCAAGATTATTGGCGATAAACTGAATGATGCTTTCAGCAAGCTCAAGGCTTACATCCTGTCTATCGATTGGGTGAGAGAGCGTGTCGTGCCCGCATTGAAGACCGTCGGTGATGGCATCAATGATATCGGGGACAAGATTGGGGAGAAATTCCTAAGCCTGTTTGACAGGTTCAGTCCTGAGGAGCAGAAGTACCAGCGTGGCTTCAAGAGCTCTCGTGATAGAGTATCAACGCTGGAGAACCTTCTTCCTGAGGAGAAGCAGAGGTTTGATGCTGCCAGCATTCGTGCCAGGAATGCTGATGTGGCTCTTAACGAGCTTAATAGACGCGGTGCCAGGGGCTATATCAAGACCGCCGATGGTCGCACCCAACTGGAGTCCGCTGATCAGTTCGACAAGCGTCGGGATGCTGCTAAGGCCAACAAGGCTCTCGACGAGCTTAATAGACGCGGTGCCAGGGGCTATATCAAGACCGCCGATGGTCGCACCCAACTGGAGTCCGCTGATCAGTTCGAGAAGCGTCGGGATGCCATCCAAAAGGAGGCTGCTAAGGCCAACAAGGCTCTCGACGAGCTTAATAGACGCGGTGCCAGGGGTGGTCGCACCCAACTGGAGTCCGCTGATCAGTTCGAGAAGCGTCGGGATGCCATCCAAAAGGAGGCTGCTGAGGCCAACAAGGCTCTCGACGAGATGAGCCGTAAGCTGGCCGTCCTGGATGCCCGTCGGAAGAAGGCTCAGGTATTCCAGACAGCATTTAACTTGGGTGCTAAGAACATCAAGGACACCCTCGGGATCGACTTCGGCACTGACAGCAAAGACTTCGTGGGTACTCAGCGGGACTGGGATATTCTCCAGAAGTCTCGAGAGAAGGTCTTTGAGCTCGACAAGGACATCGCCAACACCAACGACAGGATTCTGAAGGCTACAGACGGTATCACCTCTATCAATGAGAGACGTCTGAAGACCGCCCAGAGACTGTCCGAGATTGCTTTCGATGAGTCTAAGGCTGAACAGAACAAGCAACTACAGCTGCTCGGAACTGCCTCAGACTACCTTGGTAACCTCGGAAAGACGAGTGCTAGTAGTGTTCAGGCGCAGCTGGCTGTCGATCCTGGGACGTTCGCGCAGTTCACTGAGGCTGCTAAAGCCTACGATGATCTGAACAACCGTCTCAAGACTTTCGACTATATCCAGCCTGATGCTTCTAAGAAGTTTAATCAGCTGACAGAGGACTTGGCCAAGGCCGGTAAGGGTCTCACGGACCTGTCTCCGAAGACGGTTACTCTTGAGGACATCAATAATAGACTTCAGCAGTTCAATATTCCTCAGTTCTCCACCAGCCAGTACCTGTACATCAGTCCTCAACACATCGTTGATCTGAATAGCAAGTTCAACGCCATCACGAATGCGCAGATTGACCTTGATAAAGTGATCAAACAGGGTTGGGATGGTAGCAAGGCGAGCCTTGATCGCTACAAGAACGCGCTTGCTAATGTCGATGTCACCACCAGAGCCTTGAAGTCTGCCACAGCCACAACGCTGGCTCAGTCTATCAAGGACGCGATTGACCAGAAAGGTGCTGGTAGCATCGAGGCTGCTAGGGCGGCCGGGCTGGAAGATAACAACTATGTCTTCGGCAATAAGAAGCGTCGCGAACTCGTCACCAAGCTGACTTCCAAGAAGGCTGATGCTGATGCGGTCAAGTACGATCCTAATGCGACAGAAGAGCAGATCACCAAGGCGGCGGCAACGTCTGCCAAATTGGAGACGCAGATCGGAGAGCTCTCATCCTCTAAGGCTGAGAACAAGATGGCTGCGACCTTCAACGATCTACTTCAGTCACTGAACAACGTGGGTGTGGCTGTCGATGCTCTTAGCTTCAGCAAGCTAAGGAAGTCTGCCCGTGACTCGCTCACCAGCATTGGTTATGATCTTGCTAAAATTGACAAGAGGCTTGAGAAAGCCAAGCCCGGTGCTGATCTGGCCTCCATGTTCGAGGAGCGAGCCAAGCTCTACGCCAAGGCTAGAGACCTGCTTCTTGAGACCCTCCATAACACTGGTAAGGGGATCATGGAAGGCCTGTCACGTCTGGGCCTGAGTGAGGCTTCTGTCATCGGTCGAATGAAGGCTGAACAGATTAGCAACCTGCTTGAAATCGATCGACGGGTAGAGGGCTTTAAGCTTCAACTGGCGGATACGACTGACCTTGAGGAGATTGTTAAGCTCAACCAGGCCATCGCGAAGGCTGAGGCCGCTCGTGACAAGGCTATAGTTGATACCAACAGCTCCTTCGAGAGAAGGCTTGAGTCTATCAATGACGTGTTCAAAACATCTTTGGACCAGGTGGACTACTCGTTCTTCGGTGATGAACTTACCAAGCGTCTGTTCAACATCTCGGCCATCACTAAGAAGGCCCTGATCGACTTCTATCAGACCGGGCAATCGGTACTAGGTAATACCGCACAGACCTTCTTTGAGACCCTGCGTCGTCTTGGTCAGAAGGGAGAGATCATCTCGATCTTCCAGACCTGGAGCGATGGCATGGCCAAGGCCCTCGAAAGAGGTGCTGAGTCTGGCTTCTCGAAGTTCAAGGAGGTGTTCAGTGGTGCGACCTTCGATGACTACCTCGGTCTGGGTAAGGCAAGACGAACGGCCATCACACAAGAGCTCGCCAGTAAGGACGCGATCAAAAGCATCCTAGACTCTCCTGGTGCTTCCGATGACATGGTTAAGACAATCAACACTATGTACGGTGCGCAGGGTAAAACGGCCACGGAGACTATCCAGGCTCTCCAGAATCTGCCTGGTTTTGACGATCAGTTCAAGAAGCTGTTGCCTCCTACGGAGCAGCTGACCGGCTCTTTGGGCAAAGCCACTGGCGCGATTAATGAGCTGACCAAGGCGATCAGAGGTGAGCCCTCAACGGCAACCGTCCCGGTCAAGCCGACACCAGGCACCACTGAAGTGAAAGGGGTCGTCGTAACAGGCACACGCCAAAAGTCGACGCCAATTACACTACAGCCTAGGACGGTCGATCCTACTGACGAAGCCTACCGCAGGGCACACGACACTAGTGACATTGAGCGTAGTATTCTCTCTGACATCACTAATGCGAATGGCCTGAGGGCTGGGATTCGAAATGCTACGTCCATGAATGGCATGCGCATCGATCAGTCCACGCTCAATTTGGCCAGTGATGTGCAGCTTAAGAAGCTTGCTTCTCTCTCCGAAGCTCATACCACAATGCAGGATGATCTCAATCGTCAGCTGCGGGGTGAGTCGTCTCTCACGGGCCTTGATATCACTCAACTCCAGAAATCCATCACGATTGTTGATGAGAGCTTCCAACAGCTCGCTACCAGCATTGAGCAAGATGCTTATCGTGTCAGTAACGCCGGTAAGGAGCTTTCCGCGTCATTCAGGGATACATTCTCTAGCGGACTGAAGGATCTTCTGAAGGGTAAGAGCAGCCTCAAGGATTTCGGAAAGAGTCTTCTGGACAACATCACCAGCTCGATTGTGGACAAGTCTGTAGATGGCTTCACGTCGAACTTCACCAAGGACGGTGGATTCCTTGATAAGGGTCTTCAGTCGTTGGGTCAGATGGTGTTCGGTGGCGGTGGTGGTAAGACTGGCGATGGCACTGGCGATCTGCTCAGCAGCCTTGGCGGTCTGTTCGGTGTTGGCAGCACAGGCAACACTAATGTGATGTCTGGCGACCAGCCCTCGTTCAATCCGTTCGGGGATATCCTTGGCAAGTCCTTTAATCTGGGTAGCCTCTTCGGCGGTAGCTCAGATTCCAAGCTAACCACCGACCTGACGAAACCCTTGAATAGCGTCTCTGGAGTATTTACGGACGCTTCAAGTGTTATTGACACGACCTTCCCCGAACTTACCAACACTATCGGTAAGGCGATGCCTGATCTGACCAAGACTCTCACTGATTGTTTTGGGGCAGGTGCGTCGGGTAGTGGTGGCGGGATCATGAGCAGTCTGGGCAGCTTCTTTGGAGGTGGCGGAGGTGGCCTGTCGAGCCTCTTCAGCTCTGGAGGCTCGGGTCCTTGGGGCTTCCTTGGGACGCTCTTCGGGACGGCGATCGCTGGCGGCTTTGCTGGCGGCGGTGAAATCCGTGGACCTGGTACTGGTAAGTCAGACTCGATGCTCGCCGCTGTCTCCAACGGGGAGTTCGTCACCAATGAAGTGGCGACCAGGAAGAATCTTCCGCTCCTGAAGGCTATCAACAGCGGCAAATTCAAGCTGGGCAAGATGCCTCACTTCGCGAAGGGCGGTCTAGTATCTCAGAGTCTGATCGCACCCATGCCCGTGTCCTCTCTGGAGGCTGCTAAGGCTCCTCCGAGGAAAGACCGAGGTGACACCCATGTCCATCTTCAGGTGATCGGTGACGTCAGTCGCCAGACCAAGTCGACTATCATTCAGATGCTTCCGAACATCGCGGAGGGTGTCAACTCTCACAACCGTGAGAAAGGCTATAAATAATGAACTACGGTATCTATGAGAATGGAACGCTGGTAGCTCGCTTCGTGGCTCCGCTTACGATGCGCACCAACCAGCCGATTTTCAGCTCAGATACCCTTTCATTGAGGAGGCAAGTCAGTCGTAGGGCGGCTCAGAGGTGGGAAATTGAAGCCAACCTAGAGCCCCTTACGACTGATGCCAATGGGCTATTTGTCAACTTAGTGACTAAGGGTCATTCTGAGACAGTCACCGTAAGGGTTCCTCAGAACTATGGTGTCATTCATAAAAGGACATCCAAGAGCAGCCCCACAGCCGTCGGTGCCAAGGGTGCCACTCAGGTTGCGGTGACGGGAAATCAAGGACTAATCCCGCAGGGTACTATGGTCAGATTTGGCTCTCATAGTAAGATCTACATGACTACTGCGGACCTTAATAATAGTGGGACACTCCAAATCTATCCAAACCTTCGGGCGGATGTGAATGGTGTCTTCAAACATCGTGATGATGTCGACATGCCATGTTACTATGACACAGACACTATCCTCGGGATGGTGTTCGCAGATGGTATCATGATGGATGTCGGATCAGTAAAACTTATTGAGAGGCTGGCATGAGACAACTTAGTGCTAACGTGCAGGCCGCGCTCGAACAGGGTAGTGATACCATTTATCTGGTACGTGTTACCGCGAGAGATGGTACTGTAATCTTTACCTCAACCACCTATCATAGTGACCTCACGCTGACCAATGGCTATGCGTATGAGGCGAATGGTCTGCTGGTGAGTGCAGATCCTCCGCAGCTTAGCACTACTGTCGATCGCGAGCAGTACCGTGTAACAGTGGCCGACCCCGAGTTCCTTGAGGGTGTGCACGCTGAAAACGGATTAACAGGGAAGATCCTAGATGTCCGCCTGGGCTTCATAAACCCGGTGACAGGACTTCCTTTCCTAGAGCCTGTCGACACGTTCATGGTCTATCGTGGGCGTGTCGATGGGTCTGCTTACAAAATTAATACGGAGGAATTTGGGGAGTCTCTGCTCCAGATCACTGGGATCAGCCCCATCCTGAGCTTGGAAATGAAGAAGGGTATCTATCTCAGCCGCGATGCCGTCAGGCAGCGCAATGCTAATGACTCCTCCTGTGACCAGCTCTATGAGGGCTCCTCCTCTGTCGTTCTCAAATGGGGTAGATAATGGCTGTAACCACGCTAGCAATCGCTACCTTTGTGATATCTGCTGTATCGGCAGCATATCAGGTAATCCAAGCGAAGAAAATGAAGGAGCAAGCCGACAGGGCGGCTGAGGCCCGTAGAGGCTTCGAAGTCCCTGTGGAGGGTTCTGCTGCAGATCTCCCTCTCGTATATGGTATCGCAATGGTGGGCGGAGCCAGAACCTGGCATGCCACCGCGAGCGAGTACAAGCATGTAACGCCCAATGCAGATAAGACTTTCGCCACTGGTGGTCAAAGCAGCGCTGCATACACGATGAACTACACATCATGGCCGGGAGTCATCGGTAATGTAGTGAACGTAACGACACAGAACAACACTCTGAATGTACCTCCTGGCACTGGCAGCTACCTAGACGTGAGCCAGACTGGTAGAAAGAATGAGTATCTGTTCTTCCAGCAGGCGCTGTGCGTCGGACCGATCGGGGCCATCCATGACGTAATCATTGACGGCTCCAGGTACATCGATGATCCCGCGCTGGGCACCTATGGACACAGTGAGTCCGATGACAAGACGCGCATCAAAGCTGCCATGCGGATCGACTGTCACTATGGTAACACGCCCATCGCCGATGCCATCGCTGGTGCAAACTTCGGTGACAGACAGAATGCTGTCTTCCAGGACATGGCTCATATCTCAGCTGTGGTTCGTATCGACAGAGATGATCCTCAGTTCAGTGGTGTGCCGCAGCTCCAGTTCCTGATTGAGGGCCGCAAGATCTTCAAGCTTGTTGGCGGTGCTCTGGCGACCACGAGGACATACTCCAACAACCCGGCAGAGTGCCTCGTCGACTACCTCATGGACCCGACGGTGGGCAAGGACGTACCTATCGAGGAGATCGATCTGGAGTCATTCGCCAATGCTGCTGCTATCTGTGACATCATTGCCCAGGCTGGGGTTGCTGTGGGCGGTAAGCTCTATCAGCCCACAGATGGTGCCAGGAACATCACTAGCACTAACCTGAGGCTGTACGAGTGTAATATCGTCCTTGACCCTAGAAAGCCTGTGCGCGAAAACATCGAGGCTATCTTGGCCACGATGGGTGACGCCAGACTGGTATGGTCAGCAGGTCAGTACAGGCTCAGCCTTCAGTACCCTACTAGCAATGAGGCCATCGAACTGGATGAGGAGCTCACTGACGATGACCTGGTTCTAGGTCAGGAGATTGAGATTAACTGGCCCAGTGCCAGTGAGCGCCTAAACAATGCTACGGTGCGCTTCCACAACGCCTTTGAGAACTTCAAGGAAGACAGTGTTAGCTGGCCTCCGAAGGTCACCGACAGCTATTACAAGGGGATCGGCGGCTTCCGCTACGGTCTGCCTAACGGTAGCTGGGGTGAGGACAAG